CAATGTGCAATTGCAGTTGAGTGTTTACAAGTATGGTCACCAGAAAATATTTTTATAACCAGAGGAACACCATATCACTCAGGACAATCTGAACAATATGAAGATATTATTGCTGAAAGGTTGAATGCTATAATTGACGACACCATTGTTATCAATGTCAACGGTAAAATATTCAATTTCCGTCACAAAGTTGGTGGTTCATCAGTTCCTCATGGGAAAGCAACATCCGCACTTAAAGAGTCTGTCTGGCAAAACTTGAAATCGATTTATAATGACTGTCCTCAAGTAGATGTTGTGGTTCGCTCACATGTCCATAATTTCATTGCAATTCAAGATTCCCTCAGATATACTATTACAACACCTGCACTTCAGGTTAATTCCAGATATGGGAAGCAACAGTGTACTGGTTACACAGATTTTGGTTTTATTGTGATTGATGTTTACGACAACGGGAAAATTGATATACAACCGTACATATCCCGTTTTGCTCTAAATAATGATGTTATAATTAGGGTGTGACAAAAAGTTTGACAAAAATCAGGGAGGGAAATAATGGCAGAAAAAATTTCAGTTTTAAAGGCAATTAGATTAAATTGTTTGCAGTGTTCAGGGGGAAGTAGTAATGAGGTTAAATTGTGTGCCATTCCATCATGTCCTCTGTATCCATTTAGATTTGGTAAAAACCCATATCGAGAAAAGAGAAATCTCACTCCAGAACAAAAAGAAGCCACAGCAGAAAGATTAAAAAATGGCAGGGAAAAAGCAAAGGGGGTTTCCAATGAATAAACCCACCGAAATCAGAAAACCCATAATTGCAATTGATGCCTCAATATCAAGTCCAGCATTTGCTATATTTGACCCAAACTCAGGATCCACAGAAATCTATTGTCTCACCTCAAAATATTCAAAACCACTTTATATTGAACAAGGTAAAATTCAACTCAATATTGCACCACAAAAAGAACTTTATGTGAAGAAACCAGAAGATGATTTTCTCAGATATATGCAAGTAGTTACAGCACTTTGTGATTGCTTAAACCATAAAACTAATTATATTGAAGGTTGTCAAGTTTATCTTGAAGGTTATTCTTTTGCATCAACTGGTATGACATTCAACATTGGTGAGTTTGGTGGTTTATTGAAAGGAAATTTATATCAAAAAAAACATATACTTAATATAGTTCCACCTGGCACATGGAAAAAAGCCATTGTCGGGAAAGGAAATGCTAAAAAAGACCAGATTTACGAGTTTTGTTTGCAAAGTGATGAGTTTAAGCCAATTTTGGAAGATTTAAAAGTGAATTATGGTATTGTTTGGAAGAAAAGTCATTGGATTGAAGATGTGTGTGATGTCTGGTGTTTATTGGAGTATGCAATTGACCAAGAAGTTTTACCAATAGCATCAGACATGCACAAAGCATATGGTGATTTAACAAGATTTTATACTGAGGTCTAAAAAAATGTCTAAAAAAATGTCAAAATCAAAAAAACAAAAACTTTTTACTATTTGGGTTGGTTCAACCACAATACCAGAGCATGTTGTTATGTGTATTAAATCATGGATATTGACCAATCATGATGTAACTGTTTATGGTTATGAACCTTATGATAACCTTCCAGTAGGATCCAAGTTTGCAGATTTAGAACCAATATTCCCTAAAACAAAATGTATCACAAACAAAGAGTTAACTGATTCTGATAATGCAGGTCACAGTTATTGTGGTGTTGTTAATATGATGAGGATTGCAATTATCAACAAAACCAAATCTATTTGGGTTGATGCTGATACCTTTGTCCTCACAAATATTTCAAAGTTTTTAATTGGAAGGAAAAATCTTATTGGTGCAGAATTTTCAAACTGGACTAAATCAAAGACTTTCTGTAATGGTTTATTATATTTAGATACAAAAACATCAATATTCAAGGATTTGGTATCCATAGTGAATTCATATCTTTCAGAGGATTGGGTGAGACCAGACAAGATGCATTATAGTTTACATACTGGTGGAGCAAAATACTTCCAAGAGGTGATTGCACAAAACAATCCAGAATTTGTTCAAGAGGCTATAAGTCATCAATTATTGCAATGTCCAATATCTAAAAAACATCAATTATCACTTTTGCAATCGAGAAAGTTACCTTTGAGAGCAAGACCACATATTTGGGGAATCCATTTATGGAACACTGGTTTTTTTGACAAACAAATCATCAAAGATCCAGATTCTCTTGTTGGAATTATGAATGAAGCAGTGAGAAATCCGGATAGATTTTATGAGAGTGTTGCAAAGTTATTTGTTGACTCCATAAGTGATGAAGATTGTGATTGGTTAAATGTCAAAATTGATGATTTAATGGATAATCCATTTGAATTTTTTGGTGATGTTTATGTTATTAATGTTGACCAAGATATAGATAGATGGGTTGAGTGTGTTGAAGAGTTTAAAAGGATAGGTATTGAAAACTATCAAAGATTCCCTGGTATATATCATGAATATGGTTATTTTGGTGCAAGTTTGAGCCACAAAGGTTGTGTTGATGATGCAAAAAGGAGGAGGCTGAAAAATGTATTAATCTGTGAAGATGATGTCCACTTTTTTGAAGATAAAGCAAAAACATGGGACATCTTAGACAAGAACCTTGAAAATTTAAAAACAAAAGACTGGATGGGTTTCTGGATAGGATTCACACCACGATTAATTCAAGAGGTATCACCAATAGATTGTTCAGACAGAGATGCACCATTCAATCTTGAAGTTGATTTTTGTGGTTGTTATTGTTATGCTGTCAATGGTAAATATTTTGATGAATTTTATGATGGTATGTCCGAAGACTTTGAAACCTTTGAACGAACCATGAAAGCAGATGTTGGTATCAGTTTTTTACCAGTCAATAAAAAGTGGATTTGCAAACCACCATTGACATGTGTTAGACCCAAATATACAAGAACTGGTGTTACAGGTAAAAAACAAACTGAGATAACACCAAGATATAGTGGTATGCACATCATGGACTACTATAAGATGTATTTTGCTAAATACTTTATAACAACTAAAAAAGAGGAGGATTAAAATGTGGTATGTTGAAATAGAAAAACCTTATGAAGTAAAACCTTTTTGCTCTATGATAAGTAAAAACCAGATTATAGTGTTTAAAAATGAACCAAATAAACAGATTATTGATAAATCACTTGCAATTATCCAAAAGACATTAAATCAACTTGAAAATGATAGGATAACATGGTGCAAAGGTATATTATTATCTGGTACAGCAGAAGTTAAAATGATTAAAGACAATTATCTTATTTTATCTTCAGTTGTATATAATCAAATCAATATTATATATATTCATGGATTTGTTCGTTTTGGTGAAATCAATTATAAAATAAGAGATACTGGTGCATTATTCATAGGTTACAAAGATGGTTACAATCAATCACCAGAAAGAAGGGGGTTTGCTTGAAAATATTTGTAATTAATCTGGATAATCAACCCGATAGATACAAAAACATCCTTGAACAATTACAACATATTCCCTTTGAGAGAGTTTCACCAGTCCCATTGAACAACAAGGAGTTGTTAAATCTTGCTGAAAGTCATTATCGTCCATATTTGTGTGAACTGTCTTTGCAATTAACTGTCCGTAACATTTTGAAATCTAATATTAGAGCAAACTCACCAATATTAATCCTTGAAGATGATATTGATATAGACAGTTTAGCCCACTTTGAATTTATGTTAAACAAGATTCAAAGCCTCCCTAAAACATTTCAACTTGCATTTTTGGGTCTTTACTTCAGACCAGACAAAAAAACTCAACTCAAAAAATATGATGAAAATTGGTACCAATTCACCGACACAGTTTTCTATGGTTGTCATGCTGTGGTTTATAATCCTAAAAATTGCAAGGATATTATTCGTGATTTTACCAAAAAGAAGCAACTTCCCATTGATGGTTATCACTACATGAAAACAACTTGGTATAATAATTGCTATGTTGCAACAAACTTAAATGTATGGCAAAAACAATTTCCTTATGGGATTCATGGTGATTTCCCATTTGAAGAACTCAAATCAGACAGTTTGAGGTTATATGCAAAATGGAAAGACTAAAACAATTAACAGAGGATATAATCAATGAAATTAAAACTTTCAACTTTCTGGTGCAAGATAACGATGAGTTTGTGTTGTCGATTCCCATTGCTTATTGGGGCAAGTTATATTACCAGACACTTTATGTAGATAAATCCACAAATAACTATCTTTTGAAACCACCAACATTTGTTAATCAAATCCAAAAAGGTGAAGCAATTTATGAGTTTATCTACAACAAGTATTTACCAAACAAAATAATGAACTCAAAAGAGGTTTATCAATATAAACTAAAGGTCGCAAAAATAATAAGGGATTTAAAGAAATATAATTGGTTTGATATGTGTGTTTGTGTTCGTCAATGTCATATCATTAAAGTGATTCCCAGCAAGCAATTTAAAATTGATTATAATGACCAGGGTGAGATTACAATCCACACAAATCTACAACCAAAGGGTAAATCAAAACCAAATATTATGAATTTTTTCAAAGAGGTATAAAATGTGGTTAACTTATATTCTACAATTTGCAAAGTGGGTTTGGCAAAATAAATTCACCATAACATTTGCAATATGTTTTTCGGTTATGTTTGTTCTCCATGGTTGTGAAAAAAGAACAAATCAAAAACTTCAAATTGATATTCGCAATTTGCAAAACACAAATCAAATATATCAAGAGACAAATCAAACAAACCAATTGACAATTGACCTTTGTAAAAAAGAATTGAGAATTGCAAAAGCATCATATCAAACAGCAAAAGACCTTGAGTTATTGTTCACAAGGGAAATCAAAAGGTTCCCAAAACTTGCTGAAACTGTTGATAATGTAGAGGATCCAATTGAACAATTTGAACTCCGAAAACAAATACTTCAAGATATAATAAGTGGTAAAAATGCAATACAAATCTATAAACAGTTGAGGTCAAAATGTCAGAAATAGTATATAGTTTTACTTACAGGATTTTAACTTTGGTTCTTGTTTTTATCTTGTTAGGTGCTTGCTCTCATACAACCTTGACAAAACATCAAGTCTATCTACCCACAATTGCTTGTCATCAACCAAAACCACTTGAACAGTTTGTAGAAGATTTACCATCTATTATGGAAGCAAAAACTGAAGGTGAACTTATTGGACTCCTCAGAATTAATATTCTTCTTTTTCAAAATCAAATTATTTTATGGGAAATTTATAAAAATTGTGTTGAAAATACTTTAAAAACACTTCAAGAGTGAAATATGTCCTTAGTTAAATCAAATAGTTGTCTTTGGTTCAATGTTGCTGAATAAAATCAGTGTTTTTTGTGTTTTTTAAAATACTAAATAAAGATGTTGCAAAAAGATTTTGCAATAAAGATGTTACAAAAAGATTGTGACAGTTTATTAACAAACTTGACGGAGAAGACAATGGAAAAAACAATGAATGCACCAACAAAAACCCAAAGAAAGTACGAAAAAATGACACCAGAACAAAAAGCAAGACACAAAGAGTATTGCAAGGAGTATCGTAGAGCAAACAAGGAAAAGAACCTTGAAGCAGTTAGACGATATGCAAAAAAACATGCTGTCCGTGTTGCCGCTCAAACAAAAGCCAAAAAGATTCAGTGTCCTGAGGGAAAAGTCAGACATCATTGGTCATATCAGACCGAGAATGCACTTGATATTATTTTAATGACCAAAGAGGATCATCAGTATTATCATCGTTTTCTGAAATATGACCATGAAAGATTATGTTGGAAAACAGTTGGAGGTTGTTTATTAGATACAAAAGATAAACATATCTACTACATACAACTTATCAAAGATTTTAGACCTGCTGTTAAAAATATGTTCTTGTTTCTTGAATTGTTAGGATATTAAAAAAATCACACCAAATACAATGAAATAATTTCAAAACTTCCCAGGGCTATACCACTATTCATAAAACATTTTCAGGATCCCTTCCTATTTAGGTTACATGGGTCCTGTGTAGGATTTGAATCAATTGAAAGAGTCAATCTTAGCAATCAAGGGTTCGATTGACAAAAGTAAATTTGCAACAGTTACCGCATTAGCAGTACAAGGAACTGGTGTGGTTGATGGTGGTACAACATATTCCCATACACCTGGTGTTGTCAAAGCACCCTTAATCTCTTCTAATACATTAACAATTTCGACCAAAAGACTTGCAGTTGAGTTTGATATTTCAATTTTACCACTTGATTTGACTGATATTTTTGAATTATTATCATTTGAAATGTCAATCTGGTCTGATTTAATTGATACAACACAATCACCTCTTTTAAAGTAAATAGCATCTTTAGGGACATCATAATCCTGCAAAAATGAGTTGTAACCAGGTAAAAAGATTGCATTTGCATATTTATCAACAGCACTGTGGGCAAACTCAAGAGCCACTTTACCATTCATTAAAAAATCAAAAGAGTCAATCTCACAAAACAAAATGAGACCAGAAGTGCCAGGATCCAAAGGAACATGGAATATTGATTGACCAGTGAATATTGACCAAATTGGGACATCTTCCAAAAGAACCGGTCTTGGTTCAACCGTAACAATATTTGCTGTCTTGGTCTTATTGTCGTAACTTTGTATAACTCCGTATATCATGGTCTAACTCCGTATTGATTTGATTTGCATATCATGGTCTAACTCCGTATATCATATATCCTCCTTCCAAAGAAAATCTTTAACACGCCCACTATATGTTACAACTCCACCATCAACTGAACCAGAAACCTCAACGGTGTCAATATACATTTCAACATCATCTTCATCTGGCCCTCTTTTGATTGTAACACCTGTGGATGGTTCGAGAAGCATTTTTAGGGAGGAGGTAAACACTCCTCGACCATCTTTAGACACAGTGACATTCCCTACTGGAAAATATTCAAAATCTTCATCTGGTAAAGCATATGATTGTAAAATTAATTCATTTTTATAATTATTTGTTACCCAGTATGATTGTATATTAAAAACATCATTTTGACAAAATATCGTTAAGAATCCTTTTTCTGCAATGTCCACAAGTATATCTGATATTTTACCTGATAAAGTGTAAACTTCATTGGTTTTAATTTTCTCACCATTATCTTTTTTAAGTTTTTGCTGAGCCTTTGAAAGTCGTTTATATTGTAAAATTTCCCATGATAATTCAAGGTCTTTAGCCTCTTTTCCCTTGGTATATTCCGAAAGTGCTTTCAAGGCAATTTTATTAAGGTCTTGATTGTTTGCCTGGTCAAATAGATTAACAATTTCATAAGGATCATCAATCAACCAATTATTTATAATCTTACGCCCAATGTTTGCATAAGTTTTAGGTGACCATTGAATTAGATTAACATTATCTGGTAGTTTATTTCCCTCTTGTCTCCAGTAAAGTATATCTTCATCACCATCAGTCATTAAAACCCTTTCAGAAAATAACATGTCCAAAAAATAATGTTGTGTGCCAGTATTGATTGTTATACTATCAATATCTTCATCAATATCAATAATATCACCAGAATATAATAAAGAATCTTGAGACCATATTTCAAGCATTGACCAAGATACTTCTTTAAATTTCCAATCAATGGATTCTGGTGCTTTTAACTTGTCACCAACCAGATTGAGGCTGAGTTCAATCTGTGGCATCTTGTATTGATATTCACCAAGAAGTCCATCTTTGCGACCTGGTGCAAATGGTATCCATGTCATTAATTCTTTTGATATTTCTTTTCCCTCTCTTTGCTCACCAAGTGTCTTAATTCTATCTCTCACTGATTTATCAATACCAAATATTTGGACTGTTCCCAAATTAGGTTTTGCTGAGGTTGTTTGTGTGAAACTGAAGGAGAAGAAAACATTATAAAAAAAATCAAAAACATTATCGGGCTTATGTTTAGCAAAAGTAAGACTGTCACCTACATTATTTTTAATAGTTATATGTATCATTTTGTTATCCATTCAAGTGTTTTGAACTCAGATTTAATCACAGACTCTTTTGGTATCAATTGACCAAATTCATTATCAATCAAAGGTCTATCTTGAAGAACTCTTTGACCAACAACTGGTAATTCAGGACAATCAAAGTACCAGAATGAATCTCTTGGATTAAAAATAAAGTTCAAGGTGAAAAATCTATTTCCCAATCTAACTCTTTTGGTTATGAAACCACTTATGTTTGTTAAATTTATTTTCATTGTTCAATTCCCTCTGGTCTAACTTTAGTTGATAAATAGTTATAGTAACTGTATGGGTCAATTGTGTTAGGTGTTCCAATCTCACCGAAAGCACCAACATTTCTCATGACTGGTATCTTTGTAAAAGTGATTTCCCATTCAGTAGCATTTTCAAACTCCTCTGAGTTTTTTTCCACCAAAGATGTTATGATAAGATCCTCCAAGACACCAAGTTGAGTATCTTCAATCACCAAAATAGTTTCATTGTTATAAAAACCTTTAAGAGTGTTTGCAATCAGGTTGCGTTTTTTCAACCTTTTAAAGGCTTGTTTATTAGGTATGTCCGGGATATTAGTCATGGCAAAATCAACAAAATCACCCCATGCTGTATCATCTGTAACAATACCAGTAATCGTGATATTTTCAAGATTTTTAACAACACCATTGAGATATTGAAACCTGCGTGTTACAGGGAAACCTTGAACAGATTGTGTTAGACTATGTTGTATTGTGTTGGTGATTGATAATGATATTGGCTCCACTTTATTTTGAAACTTATCCATAACATGTATTTTCAATATATTTGGGAATAATAGTAATAGTTCTTGCATTTTCTAACTCCTTTTTGTCTTTTTTATGCTCCAACAGGTGATTGAACTGGTGCACCCGCAGGTGATACTTTTGCCAATTTATCACCACTTGTTAAGTCTTTGACAGTTTGCTCATGTTGTGCGACAGCCGAAATCATCTTGATTTGAGTTTGATTTATTTTACCAAGTTCGGACACAATCTTGTTTGCAATCTCTTGTCCAATATTTGAAGCATTTTGAGGACTGACAGCACCAGAAACAGCAACATTGATATTTATATCACCTGTTCGGTTCATTCTTGAAACTTGTCCTTGTCCAACAGAACCTCTTTGTTGTAAACCTAATAGTTGATTTGCAAACAAGATGAACTGATTTTTGAACATGATGACCTGATTCAAAAGCAAGTCTGGTTGTGCAACAGTGGCTCCACCAGATTCTTTGGTGAACAATTCTTTACCAGTTCCTATATCAACTTTACCTGTATCAACTTCTGTTTTTGTTAAACCAAGTCTCTTTAATTTTTCTTCATCTCCAGCATAGATTTTTCTCAACAAATCACCTGCTCTACCTTTGACAATATCATCAGCACTTTTTTCAAAAACTTCAATTAATTTTCTTAAGTTATCATCTTGTTTATCATCTTTAAGAGATTCATCATGGATAAACATTTCCATCTTACGGAGCAAACCCCTTTCAGATTTGATATAAGCATCAAAGGCAGTTTTTTCCTTTTCCTCACCTTTCTTAATTGTTGTGGTTTGACCAAACTTTTTAAAATCTTCACCAAACTTTTTAAAATCTATATCATCTATATATCTAACTTCATACCCTCTCGATTCGGCTCTGCTTTTTATATCATCAATAGGTGATCCAATTTTATCAAGTTTCTCCAGAATCAATGTCCATCCTTCTATAGCCATCAACATTGGTTTGAAGGCAAAACTTATCGCTCTTCCAATTCTTGCCCAGTCAAAATTTCTAATCCTTTCCAAAATTTGTTCAAGTTGAGAACCATCAGCCAAAACATTATCTAAAAATCCACTCATAAATTGATTACGAATATCCCTGAAAGCAATAGACCAACCATTCAAAATACCACGCATCTTATCTGCTTGTGCAATTTGATGTGGTGATAATATTGCACCACCAAGTTTTTTCTGATATTCATCAAGACCCTTTGTTCCCATTTTGATAACAGGTAACAAGTCTTTACCAGTTTCACCAAACCTACGAATTGCTTCAGAAGCCTGTTTTGCTGGATCCTTTATTTTATGAAGTTTTTCAATCTGGTCTCTGAAAATCTCATTGAGATTTCTTGTGTCACCTGCCTCTGCGGCAGCCTGAGCAAGTCTATGATATGATTTTTCAATAGTTTCCATTGAAAAACCAACTTCTTTTCCAAGTTGCTGAAATGTTTGATAAGTATTTGATGTCATACCAGGCATTCTGGTCAAGGCATTGTTCATGTCATCAACTTCATTGACAAATCTTAAGGTTGCATAAGCCATTGCGGCAACACCAGCAACATAAACTTTACCCATCTTGTTGATACCAGAACGAACCTTTTCAACCCTGGCTTGCATAGACTTGAGACGAGCCTCTGCTTTTTGAGTCTCAATTTGCAGTTCAGTTTTTTCTTTGAGTTTTTTCTGTAAGGTATCAACTGTTTTTTCAAGTTTTTCAACCTTTTTCATTAACTCAGAATAACCTTTATCAACAAAGGTCATTGTCAAAGTGCCGGCACTATGTGTCATCTTTTATCTCCCATTTTAGTTAGGAATGGATTTAGAAATTTCTTTTTGAATGGTTTCAATAAGATCCTTTGAAGCATCCATTAAATCAAAGTAATCTCTGAGTGTATAAGTTGTCTTAAGTTCCCCAAGAGTTACCAACTTTGCTGTTACTGGTAAAAATATCATTTTTTTGATGGACTCTTGGTTGATGTCTCCAAGTCTTTGATTTCCTCCTTTGCAACCTCCATTAACTCCCCCAAGCCACTCTCCGTCAAAAAATCAGAATACTCGTCTTTGATTATTGACCATGCAAGTTCAAAAAGAACCATTAAATTTCTACCAGACCATGCTGTTGAATCTAAATCAATAGGTAATTTCTTATAGGTTGCTTTTGATAAGACAGACTTCAAAATTTTGAAAAGTTTATCTTTCTCAACTTCAGCCAATGTGCTTACAATACTTAAAAAATCACCAGTTTTATAATTACCAATAACTTTACCAATTATACTTGCTAAATCAGATGCAAGCATCAATGATTCATAGGCTGTAAAATTGTGAACCTCAAAAAGGTACTCTTTAATTTCATAAGTTTTCATAGGTTTCCTCCCTTTGAATTGTTTTTGTTATTTTTAATTTGAATCATTTTATTTGAATCATTTTATTTGAATCATTTTATTTGAATCATTTTATAGCAAGCCTGTGAATGAACCAGACTTGACATTTATTCGTACATATCCTTTAAGTAACCATTCAACATCAGTTGCACTTCTTTCATAATTTAAATCTGGTGTTCTGATAAATGTTGCTGGATAAAGGAATAATTGTGAACTTATTAGAGTTGGTAAACCAAGTGTTAAAGTTGCTATAAATCTAACATCAATATCTCTAACCTCAGATTCAAAAACTCTTCGCTCCACTATTCTTACTGGAATTGGCAAATCAAGATGCTCTTGTGCTGTCAAAGCCAAATTATAGTGAGACCCTTGAGATAATACAAGTTGTACTGTTCCCATTTTATTATCTCTATTTTTAACCCTAACCATTTCACCATCTTTACCAGTTATGAAATCTCTTTTATCTGGTACAATCGCTCTACATGATACCCAATCTAATATTGGAACTGTACCAACAATTATTACGACACTTGATGGATCATATGTTAAAATCATTTTGACTCCTTATTTTGTTTGAAAAGGGAAGGTTGACGAAAATTAATTCATCAACCCTCTAAGATAACCAGTTTGGAGATTATTTTGTATAAGTTTACTTCGTATATGCTGACTCTTCCCATTTGTCGAGTTCACCAGTGAGAACCCATGTTCTTTCACCATTCACTCTTGCTTTTTCTGCCGAACCAGGACTTGATACAGATGCATCAGTTAAAGTCCATTCAGCAATTGCAACACCATCATCCTTCTCAACAATTCTGAAAAAGATTTTATCATTTTTACCTATCAATTTTGCAAGTATATCATTGACATCAGATCCTTCTGGACTTACTATCTCAGCAGTTGCAAGTTTATTTACAATCTTACTTCTGGTGATTTGCCCTGTGGTTGATGTTGAAAACTCCCATCTATCTTCAGCAAATGCGATGGTTAATGTTGACCAATTTGCTAAAACTTTAAGGTCGGTTCTGTTTTGAGAATCCATTGAAGTTAAAGTCACATAAACATTCTCTGGGTTGTATGTTCTAATCATTTTGTCCTCCTTATGCTATTAATGTTCCACGGATGTTAACAAGATGAATAGCACCCTGTAAACCCGCAGAAAAGGTTATATTATCAACAAAACGATTTGCTCTATCAACGGCACTGATTGCATCAGCATTAGGTACAACAACAGCGTAATCATCTTTGATAAAATTATATGGTTCACCACTTGCAACAATGAGGTTTCTTGTCAATTCGGAGTCAATGAGTGAGAGTCCTGAGTTTGTCATTGGGAGTTTAGGTTGTGTTGCCAAAAGTGCGAAAACGCCTTCTGAAATTCTTGCTGTTAACCAGTCAATACCGTGCATAATATCAAGCCATTCACCAGAAGTTGCCATTCCAGAATCAACAAGTCTTTTAAGACCTGAAACTGTTTGCTGAACTTGACATTTTTGGTCAATAAGGTTCTGTCTTTGCTGTGCAGTTAATTTTTCAGCCTTGATACCACGAATCTCTTTGTAGTTAAAGGTAAATGATCCTGGATTTAAACCAAGATATGCAGCCTGTCCTGCATTTATCCAACCAGTTGTATCAGTTGAATATAATAAACCAGTTCTGAAATAACCCTGGTCAGACAATCTTGTTGCAACATTGTCATCATCAGATCCGTCTGGTAATTTATTGAGAACAGTTTCATCCGAAGTCATTGCAAACAAAAGTCTGCCTGGTTCGATTGTCTCAAATATTGCTGATACTGATAAAATATCAGCCTTAACTTTAGAAACAAGTATTCCACCATACCAACTATCATTTTCATCTCTGATTGCCTGCATTGCAGTTGCCCAAGATGCATCACCAGTTCTTTTGCAACCAATTACAACCGAAGGTGCAATTATAGGTTGACTCAAATAAGTTTGGAAAGCCTTAAAAAGTTCAGACTCACTTCCACCTAAATCATCAATGTCATAGTCTCCTGTAGAGACAATTTTAGTTCTGTCCAAAACATCATTTTCAAACAAGAAAATAGGGATGTTAAAACCGAGAGTTGCCATTCTTGCGGCTTCTGCGGTAATTTGAACATTTACATAATCTTTTATTTTAGCCATTTCAATCCTCCTATGGATCTTTTATTTGTTAAATTTCTTCTGCAATTTCATCACCCTCTTCCATCTTTGAAATTTCATCAAGTGGATTATCAATGAATGAAACTAAACCAAGTCTTGTTTCGTTTGATATTTTCCCATCGAGTTTTACAAGAAGGTCGGCTTCTTCTGAAATATTGACTGGGACATTTCTGGTAAACGAAAACACTAAATCCAAATAATCATAAGTTTGCATGAAACCTTTAAACGATAAAAAGGTTCTATAAAACTCTCTCAAAAAGGATTTAAACTTTCTTTCAAAATTCAAGGTCTTGTTTTCAAGTGGTCTCAACTTAAAAGAAACGGCAATTCTCGTAATGTTACCACTCAAATCATTTTGTGAAAAAACAACATGACCACTAAATCTTGCAATGTTTTTCTCTAAGATTTCCCTCATAACCTCAATTGCTTTTGTATCAAGTGTTTTGGTTAAAAAGTAAACCTTTCCATCTTTGTCTGTTGATATTGCACCAGTTTCTCTAATTTTGGCTAAGTCTTTTTCATCGGCATTGTAATTTTCCAAGACCATATAAGCCAAACGAAATGATTCAATTTCATTGGACAAGTCAGATATTAAACGGTTGTATGCATCTATCAAATCCACGGCACTGTGATAATCAGATTGCATCTCTCTATTATTTACAACTTCTATAATGGGAACTCTGCCAAAACCATGCAATGTTTCGTCTGTTTTTGTCCATTCACCACCTAAAAGTAAATAAGTTTCTATAAAATCTTTATCAAATACTTCAACAACAGTTTGTTCTTTATCATTCTTATATTTACGGATTGCATAAATTGGATCCTTAAGATGATATTTAACTAAAAACTCAGTTGGATGTAATATCATGCATTGTGGGTTTGCATCAGAATCCTTATATAAAAGAACACCTGAAGTTCCCGCTATTGCACTATCTTTAGTAACTTCTGCAAATAGATCCTCGTAATTGATAGAAGTATTAAAAGTATCGACCAAAGAGTTAAAGTCATCATTAACATTGTAAGAGTTAACAATCACTGGATGACCAACAAAATAAGATATTTTGGTGTCAACGATTTCCTTTTCAAAGTGATTATAAAGTCGTCTATCTGGTTTTGATTTTTTATCAATGTCATTTTGAAGATATGCTGGGTTTTCTTCATATTTTATCGGAATCCTTTCAGTCGTATATCTCTGATACATCTTGTTGCGATAAATATTTCTGTTATCCAATTCCTTAATATCTTTTTTGATGTCTTCAAATTTTATCATTTGGTTCTCCAATTTATCTAAATATATTTAGCAAATTTTGGTTTCATTGTTATAGGTTTTTATATTGCTTTTAAATTCTAACTGTTGCTTTAACAGATTGTCTTTTACCAAATATCTCATAAATCCCTGTTGTGACATCTGGTACATCGTCATGTTTATTTGCCTTAAAGTCTTGTTGAAATGTTATTAATTGTCTAAAGAATTCAGTCGCTTTCAATGATTTATGGAAACGAACGAACTCTTGTATCCACCAAGAACCTGCTTTGATTCTGGCTTCTTTATTTGAAACGGTATTGAAGGTCTTGATAATAATTCCTTCACCACTTAATTTTTTACGAAGATTCCTTGAAAAATAATTACCAACATGATTTGCTTCAACAAAAACAATATTTGCATTCTGTGATTTTATCCAATTGACAACTTTATCTTCAATATCAGCCAATTCAGTTGAGTCGTAAAAGTGTCCCATAACATCATAAAATTCACCATTGGGAATGAATGATATACCTGCAACAAAGTCTGAACCTTTATCTGCAATATCCATAATGATTGTTCTTTTTGATTTATCATCCCATTCATTGAACATTGCAAAACCATTTTTATAAAGATTTCTTGACGACATTAAAATTTGTTGTTGATAGTTTGCAAACCATATTTCTTCGGACATTGACTTCTTTTTAGTATCCATTTCTTCTTGAGACATTAACAATTCACAAAGTGGTTTCCCATCATTTTCCATTGCCACTTTGAACACAGTCCAATCATCTTCTTCTTTTAACAAACGACCACATAAATCATCATCTGCCCATCTTGTCATATTCACAATCTGGATTCCACCTGTTTCCAACCTGCTCAAAAGTGTGTTTCTATAAAAATCATAATGACCTTCAAGAACATGATTTGTATATGCTTCTTTGGCTGATTTGATAATATCATCAACGACAAGCAATGATGCACCAAGACCAGTGATTGAAGAACCAACACCAGCGCCAATGTATGAAAAGTATGAATTTTCAAGTGACCATAATGAGAATGAACCATCACCTCTTTTTATCTTTGTGTTAGGGAATACATCGGTGAATACAAACATATCTGGGTCATTTCTTGTGGCTTCAATTGTGTTACGAACACCTTTTGAGAACCTGCCTGATAAAGTTTCATTATAGGACACAGATATAATTTTTTCAAGATTGTTATGTCCAAGAAACCATGTTTCAGCAAGTGTTAATGTCAATGATTTACCAGTTCTTGGTGGCATGTTTATCATTAACTTCTTTGGTCTTGATTGTATAACTTTGCATAAATCCTTCAGATATTGTCTTGATTCAAGGTAAAAGTCAGGATATAATAGGTTACAAAAGTGCCACAAATCTCTTCGAGCCAATTCTATTTTGAGAACTCTTTTGAGTTGTTCTTTTTGTATCATTTTAATTTCTCAAGAAGGTTCATAATTTGGTCATAACTTAAGTCTTTCAGGTTCACTTGACCATCATCGTTTGTAAATGATAAAGTCAATAACATTTCACAGGCTTTTATCATATCGTTTGCTCTAATACCTGTACTATCAATCAAAGTCCATAATTTGGATCTGATATACTTTTTCTCCTCCTCAACTGATGATGTTGAATTAACAAAATCAATATAATTTTCAAAAAGTCTAACTTCTGGTGTGTTCCAATCAAAGTTATCTGGGTTGTAACCTAAAGCATCACAGGCAATTTGCAAAGAGGTATTGTATGATTTGTAGTAGGTGATGATGGACATCTGATCCATGTCTAAATAATAGATTCGACCTCTTAGAGAAAATGATTGTGTGTTTTCAGGCATTGTTTAAATCCTATTTATATTATTTGATAACCATATGATTCAACCATTATTTCAAAATTGCTACTTGATGGTATCTTAGCGATTAATATACAAGGTTCTGTTGCATTTTGAACCACCATTTGATCTGTTCCACCCACTACAACATTCTTTATCATAAGTTTAGAATTTTCACTTTGGCGTAAGAAGTGCATAAAATCACCTGTTGTAAAATTACTTGAATTTACAGTACCAATAACTATATCAGATTGATTTGTGAATAAAGCATATCTAAAATTAGTTTTAACATCTGAATCTATGGCAACTCTGGCAACACCAATTAAACCTTTAGAATTAGAGACCTTCAAACATTCACCGGTCTCAGAACTAATTGTTTTTAGAGTAGCATCCACTATTTTAAAATTTATACAATTTTCTATGATAAAAGGTTGAGTTATATGAGCATTATCAACAAAAACACCAGAAGAAAAGTTTAAATAAGGTAAAATGTTTTTGAATTTACTTTTATTACTATTGTCAAATTTTAAAACTGAAGAAAATTCAATTTGTCCACTTCCAGAAATATTTTCCATATTAATAGCCAATGTAGCAGTTGTACCAGGACTCAGTATTTTTATGTGACCTTCAACTCTTTCAAGATTCTCAATGACTGGTTTCACAATATCCTGCATTGCTGAAGTAGCAATGTTGAAGGAGAATTCAAAATCTGTTTTAGGATATACAACTGAATTTACTTGCATAGCAAAGTTCTGGTTCCAATTAGTAAAGGTTGGTGTCTGACTGAAATCAAAAGATGCATCTTTGTTTATCAATATCATAGCCTTTCCTTTGGCTGAACCAGCAGTTGCATTGGTTGAAATGGTATAAGCAGTCTGAAAGTTTACATTTGCATTTTTGTTTATATCCAACAAATATTCTGGTGTTGAAGATGAAGTGAATTCACCATTTGCTGAAAAATTATAAACAGTCAAGTTTGCATTTTCAACTCTCAACATTCTCCAGGTTATAGTTGACAAAGGTGCAACACCAAATGATAATGATAAATTTTGAAAATATATGTTTGGAACATCTTTTATTTCAAGACCATAAATCTCTTGCTGGTGAATATTGAAACCAAATTCATTCGTAAACATCACACTTGTTTGGTAAACATTTTTAACAATCAATCTTCCAATTGTTATGGATGAACCACTGAAAGTTATTGTTCCTTTGCCAGTGATTCCTTCAATTCTTAGGGTTTTAGTTGCATCGGTGAACCCACCAGTGATTGTTATTGCATAGTCATTATGAGCCAAATTGTCGAAGAACTCTTGAACATCATCAAAGGTACTTGAACTCAAAGCCATAGTAACATTTCCAGTTGTTTCATGGGCA